CAGCACGGTCGCGATCCTAAGATCTTGGCTGCACGTTTCTCGCCAATACCCGCCAAGCCTTTGTAACCATCGGTGATGTCACCGGTCAGACACTGCGTCAGGAAGTATCTGTTGGCCTCTTCCTCATCGATGATCATGTGCTCACGGTTCGTCGGCCGATACAGGCGGCACGGGATTGTCTTCATGTCCTTATCGTCGGACACAATCACGCAGTCTTCATTGGTCGGCATCGTGGCGATAATGCCCATGCAGTCATCAGCTTCGAGCTTCGGCCGTGATGTGGTGCGGTATGTCGTCATGCACCACTCGACCATTGCCTTGTAGCCGGTCGGCTTTCGGCTCTTCTTGCGTCCGGATTTGTAGAACTTCGCAACGTCATGTCGAAAGTTTTCCCGATCGCTAAGACAGATAATGAAGTTGGCTGAACCCAGCTCCTCACAGATATCTTGGATGATATTCTGAAAGCCTTTCTTAGCTCTTTTTAGATCCGTACTCAGCGACCAGATATCGTCGCCCCAGTCGGTCTCTTCTTCAGCTGCTGCACATGCACGGAATAGAAACAGGTCGCCATCAATTAAGAGGAGTGGTTGGGTCGATGTCGTCGGGCTTAATTCCGCTGGCGATTTGTCTGAGTGTTTCATCTATCTGCTCCTTCGTGTACATGCCTTCCTCAGTGATCAACCACTGAGTGCCCCATGTGTCTTGCGCTATGTTTGTACTGATCAGCCCTTCGGAAGCGCAGACCGCCATATGGACTGCACCTTCACGGGCAAAGTTAGATTTGACTGATGGCGGGTTTCGCCAGCACCGATCGAGAACCACATACATGGCGACCAAGTGTTCGACTTGTGTCTCGAAGTCTTTCCAATCGTCAGTGGGTGTCAGCCCAAGTTTGTCCAACGGAATGTTCTGCTTCGATGGGGAGCGTAATTTTGAAAGCTCTTCCCGCTTCTTGCGCCATTCGTCTAGTGATATTACCGACATCGTCTTCTTGCCCTTTCCGCACAGCTATCTGCACTTCGTCGTGAACCCACGCCATGATGTAGGCGGTGTCCGCGTAGTCTTGTTTGAGTTGGTGGTAAATCAGCGACACCCATTTCTTGCAGATGATCGCTCCGGCAGCTTGCAGCAGCATGTTGAGTGCCGCGTGCTGCGACCGGATCGGCAACCGCCGCCCGTCGAGTCCGATCAGGTAACCGCGCTCACACGCTGCGATCACTTTGGATTGCAGTGTCCGGTACGATGGGACAGCAGCCTCGAACCGCTTTTTCAGCTCAGTGCCTTCCTTCGCGCCGCCGCCGATAATCTCGCCTAGCCGTTTACTCCCCGCGCCGTATAGCGCCGCGTAGATATATGTCTTGGCTGAGTTGCGATCAGGTAGGCCAGCTGCCTTTTGATTGTAGGTGTGGATGTCGCCTTCAAGTATCTGCTTGGTGTACTCTGCGTCCTGCATGTAATGAGCAAGACACCGAAGCTCCAAGCCTGATAGGTCAGCACCGACCAGCTTGTAACCACGTGGAACTGTAAACAACTCTCGGCACTCACGGCCAAACGGCACAGACACTTTCGGCACTTGCGCTAAGTTTGGCGACCGATGAGTAGCCCGACCGGTCACTGCGCCATTGCTCAAGATCTTGTGTCGGATCTTTTTGTCGTCGGGGGTGTAAGCACGTAACCACGCCGTTCGACCTTCAGCAAGCTGACCGATCCGCTTTTGCAGCAGGAACATCCGTGCCAGCTTTTTGGCTTCCGGATAAGCAAGGCTTGCCAAGACTGTTTCATCAATCTTAGCTGTACCAGCTGAAGTCCACTCTTTCGGCTTCCACTTGTACTTGGCAACCAAGCACCGCTGGATGTGGCGGCGGCTGTTAGGGTTGAACTGTACCACTTTTGTTTTCGTAAATGGCTCACCCTTTACATAGCCCAGCTTAGAATTGTTGACCTTGGGTACGATCGTCTCGTGAACTTCCCAAGGCTCGAACAGCTCTTGCAGCTCTTCTTGCAGTGCGCCGCGCTGCTGGCAAAGATCGCCATAAAGTATTCCGGCCTTCTTGTCATCGAACGTCCAGCCGTTGTCACCAATCTCTTCACAGATCGCTGCAAGGTCGTGCTCTAGGTCGATCGCAGTCGAGCTGTATTCGTCAACTTTCAGGTGAGCGTACAAAGATGCCGTGACCTCTACGTCTTGCTGGCAATAGCTTTGCATCTCTTCAGACCAATCTGACCAGCCGCCATCGTAGTCGTCTTTGAAGTTGAGCAGCCGCAGACCCCATGCCTTTAAGCTATGCGATCCGTGCAGCCGCTTAGGCAGCTGATCGTCGGTGTAGTTTTTAGCGAAGTCTTCAGCCAGCAGATCGTTATGGATCAACCGGCTAAGAACCAATGTGTCAGTCACCCGACCGGTGTAGACCCAGTCAGGGTAAACGATTTGAAGAGCCGGTAGGTCAAAGCCCATTATATTATGACCTACCAGCTCCTCTGCACGGCTTAGCAGTTCCAACGCGTGAGGTATGCGAGTTGGTTCGAAGGAATGAAACTCTCCGGTATCAAGATCCTTCGCTACTATGCAGTGAACGGTGTCGAGCTGATCGAGCAGCCCGTTTGTTTCTATGTCGAACGCCAGACGCATCACACATCCATCTCAAGCTGGTCGCCCGTCTGATCTACAGCCACGGCGATGCGCTGGTTGCGACCTAAGCGGCCTTTGCGTTTGCCGATGTAGATAATCTTGCCTTTGCGCTCCAGCTCGACCATGCGCTGCGCCGGTGACATGTTAGGCAGCTCTGCCCGTAGGTCGTCGACAATGCATCCATCAATTCCGTAACTACGTATGACATTCAGCACGCGGCTCTGGCATAATTGTACGTTTACTTTCTGTGCAGCCTCGCGGCTGGTTTCAGGGTCACTGCGCCGGTGGCGTGTGTTTGGAAACTCTTCCATGTTGCTCTCCATGTTTAGAAGTTATCGTCGGCTTGGATGAGCCGACCGGTGTCGCGGTTGAACGTCACCAGCCCCGCCGATCCCACTTCACCGGTGAACCGGTTCTTCAGGACGACAAGGCGGCGCGTGTCACCACTTGCGTTGTCGGGATCGACCTGTAGGCCAATACAAATGTCGCTTAGTTGAGCCACAGCATGAGAGCCGCGGAGCTGACCAAGCCTCACTGCCGATCCGTCCTCATGCCCACGATCGCCTTCTGGGCGGCGTAGGTGGCTGACTAGGATCAGACCGATATCCAGCTCTTGGACGATTGTCCGCAGCCGCGTCATCGCCATGTCGATCAGCTTGCGCTCATCGGTTGTGGCTAGGCCGGACACAAGGATGCTGATGTGGTCGAGTATGATCCACTTCACATCGAAGGCTTTGACCATGTATTGGATGCGATTGCATATGACATCGACATCGGATGAGCCGAAGTGGTCATACAGGTAGATGTTGCGTTGATCTTGGAACAAGTCGTCGAAGCCATCCATGATCGCTTCTTCCGTTGCCAGAGATCGATCGACTACGATGTTCTTGTTAAGGTGAATGCCGACCATGCCAAGGAG